CCACGAACCTTTCAAACTCATCTGGTAAGTGATTCGGTATCTCCTGTTTGACCCAGTTATCATAAACACCTTTGGGTGCTACAATCATTACCGAATCAACCTCGCCCTTAGATTTTAATCTACCTATAGTATCTATGGCTACCTTAGACTTACCTAAGCCCATCTCCATAAACAGTCCGTAATATGGTCTTTGCCAACTATCATCTAGTACATCTTTCTGATGCTTAAATGGCTTTGTTTTAAAAATATACATTTATTTTATCTCCGTGCTTGACATGTATGTAATCATATGCGATTAATTATATTAATGCAAGGCTATAAAAAAGTCTTTAACCACGAACCACGAAAGGAATAACATGGAAGACGGTTTATTCAAACAAATGCAACAGGACGCTTTAGACAGGCGAGCTGGTGTAGAAAGCACAGATACAGGACGGTTATCTAATGTATCTGACTTAGCTAGTAAAATAATCCAAATGGAAAATAAAGTTAGTTTTCTTGAAGAGGAGCTCAAGTCATCTAAGAAGCAGTTGCTAGAGCTTACTGATCAGGATCTCCCTGCCGCTATGGAGGAGATCAATATGGAAAGTTTTACTTTAAGTGACGGATCAGAGGTAAAGGTTGTGCCCACATATGGTGGTACAATCCGAGCTGATGACAGACCTCAAGCACATCAATGGCTAAGAGATAACGGGTATGGTGATATTGTAAAGAACACCATTTCCGCTAACTTTGGCATGGGTGAGGATAACTTAGCAAAAGATTTTTATCAGTCGGCTCTTGATAGAGGGTTTCAGGTAGATAAGAAAGAAGCGGTACATCCTATGACCTTGAAGTCTTTTGTAAAGGAAATGACAGAAAACGGAAGTGAGTTTCCAAGTGATCTGTTTGGTGCCTTCATAGGTAAAAAAGCTAAAATCGTAAAGGGGAAATAAGATGGCTAATACACCAGCAAAAAAACAGGATTCTGAAGTTGTCGCTCAGGATGCTAACGTAATTGACATGTCCATGTTTGCATCAGATGCAGGCTTGGGAAATAAAGAAGTTGATCAGGATAGTTTAAGTATACCATTCTTGAAAACAAATTTAACTAAGCAGATTAGATCTTTGCATAAAGGATCTAGTGAAGGAGATATTATTAATACAGTAACAAATAATATCTACAACGGGGAAGAAGGTGTTAAAGTTATACCTTGTGCATACCAAAGACGTTTTATTCATTGGTCACCACAAGGCGATGATAATACCGCTCCGATTGCTATCTATACTAATAAAGAAGATTGTCCAAAAACAGAACGATCAAAGGAAGATAATAAAGAATATCTTACAGATGGTTCTGGTCAATATATAGAAGATACTCATCAGCATTATGTTCTTATATTGAATGACGATGGATCAACTGACGTTGGTATGATTGCAATGAAGTCTACTTCTTTAAAGAAAAGCAAGAAGTGGAACTCAATTATACAGGGCAGAAGTATGACGGGTCCAGACGGTCATCCTTTTCAGCCCCCAAGATGCGCTTACGTCTATCATCTTTGGACTTATTTAGAGGAGAAAAGCGGTTACTCTTGGTATAATTGGGAAATGAAGTTGGAAGGTCAGGTAAGCAACAAGGCTCACTACGATAAAGCCAAGATGTTTGCCTCATCTGTCGAGAAAGGCGATGTTAATGTTAAGCATGAACAGGAAGGTGGGACTTCGTCTGCTCCTGTTGACAATGACATTTCTGACAAAGACATACCGTTCTAATGGCGTGGCAATCTTTTAGTGCTATCTTTGATGGCCTAGAAGAAGCCTTTGGAACGTATAAGATAGATAAAACCCAAGCCAATGGTAAAATGTCGGGGAGAGCTGCACTTATACGCGAACCTCGAACCAAGGATCATTGGCTAGGTCATCTAAGCGGTAAAGGCGATTCTCTAGGTATCATACCCATCAATGCAGATAATAACTGCAAGTGGGGATGCATAGACATCGACCAATACCCGCTAGATCACAAGACTTTAATTGAAAAGATCAGGCGAATGAAATTGCCTCTTGTGGTTTGTCGTTCCAAGAGTGGTGGAGCTCATTGTTTTCTGTTCACTAGTGAATGGATTGAAGCTAAGGAGATGCAACAGACGCTTCAGCATATCTCTGCCGCCCTTGGATACGGACAAAGCGAAATCTTTCCAAAACAAATTAGGCTACAGTTAGAACGTGGCGATGTAGGTAACTTTCTAAACTTGCCTTACTATGACGCTGAGGGAGGTCTACGATATGGTATCAAGGATGACGGCACCTCTGCGACCCTCGAAGAATTTATAGCCCTGTACGAGGCTCACAAGCAGACTTTAGAACAGGTCATGGCTCTACAGGTAGAAGACAAGACAGATACACCAATCAAAGACGGCCCACCTTGCCTCCAAACACTTTGTGCAAGCAAGATATCCGAAGGTGGGCGCAACAACGGTCTGTTTAATATAGCCGTGTATCTTCGCAAAGCTTATCCTGACAGTTGGGAAACAGAAATACTGACCTACAACATGATGTATTTTGAACCACCTCTACCTTTATCAGAAGTAAACATCGTAGCCAATCAGGCAAAGCGCAAGGATTATGCTTACAAATGCAGTGATGCGCCTATCAATGCACACTGTAACAAAGAATTATGTAGAACAAGAAAGCATGGTGTTGGATCAGCTGTACAAGGAGCTACCATAGCCAATCTTAGAAAGTACAACTCAACACCGCCCGTCTGGTTTATGGATGTAAACGCCGAGCCCTTGGAGCTCGACACAGACGCTCTCCTCTCACAGCCCACGTTTCAAAAGGCATGTATGGAACAGTTGAACTTTATGCCCCGCACAGTTGGTAAACCTATGTGGGAGGCTCGTATCAGCTCGCTCTTGACTGAGATGAAAGAAAACGAAGCAGCAATTATAGAAGTAGCTGAAGATGCAAGCACGTCTGGTCAGTTCTATGATTACCTTGAGGAGTTCTGTAGACACTTACAACAGGCTCAAGCCAAGGAAGAGATACTACTGCGCCGACCATGGACGTGCGAAGAAGACAATTTAACTTATTTTAGATTACGAGACTTTGAGAATTTTCTTAAAAAAAATAAATTCTTTGAATACAAGTCTCACAAAATTGCCCAACGCTTGCGAGATATTAACGGGTCCAGTACTGTTTTAAGAATACAAAACAGATCTGTAAGATGTTGGGCAATACCCGCTTTTGAAAATGCAGATATGGAACTCAACCCGCCCAACATGGGCAAGAAAGAGGAGACACCGTTCTAATGGCAGATAAACCAATAATGGAAGACGTACCAATGTTAAAGGCTGACGGCTTGGACAAAGCTATCATAGGTGTAGGATCACGCTGTGGACAAAACGATATACTCGTTTATGACTATGAAAAGTGTTGTGAGATATTTGTAGAACGAGACGGCATGACATACGATGAAGCCGTTGAGTGGATGGATTACAATGTAGTCGGTGCATGGGTAGGCGAAGGCACTCCCATGTTTGTCTATCCCATAGTCGATTGGCATGAAACAGTAGGCACTGAGAACCCGCACTAATGTTTAGAATCTTTGGTCCCCCAGGTACAGGTAAGACTACCACATTACTTAACATGCTAGACAATGCTCTTGATAGTGGTGTGTCTGCTAACAGTATTGCATTCCTTGCTTTTACCAGAAAAGCCGCAAGTGAGGCCAAGGAGCGAGCCTCCGCTCGTTTCCACCTAGATCCAGACAAAGATCTCTTTTACTTCCGTACTCTACACAGCTTGGCCTTGAGCGCTAGTGGTATCCGCACTGAACAAGTTATGAGTAAGGAACATTATAAGGAGCTTAGTGACATAATATCTATACCCTTAGTCTCAGGAACGTCTCTTAACGATGATATTGTAGACAAACAAGCCACCGATCATCCTATCCTTAGTTTGATAAACTTAGCTCGTTTATGTAAAACCTCTTTGAGGAAACAATACAACCAGACCTCAATAGAGTTTGACTGGAACACTGTCAATTATGTGGACAAGTCTTACAAACAATATAAAAAACATTACGAGCTCTACGATTTTACAGACATGCTACAATGTTTTATTGATGAGGCTGACGTGGCTTGCCCCAAGTTTGATCTGGTATTCTTAGACGAAGCACAGGACCTTAGTCCTCTTCAGTGGGACATAGCTCATATCTTAGATAAGAACGCAAAGAAAATGTATGCAGCTGGCGATGATGACCAAGCTATATATAGATGGGCGGGTGCTGACGTAGAACATTTCATTACAATGGACGGCTCAAGCGAAACTCTATCGCAATCGTACCGCGTCCCATGGCTCATACACCGTACCGCCGAAACAATCGTATCCAGAATAAGTAATCGGTATCCAAAGAAGTATAAGCCTAAAGACAGTAAAGGATGCATTAGCTACATATCCAGTTTAGACGATATAGATGTATCATCTGGTCAGTGGCTTATATTAGCTCAGGCGGGTTACATACTAATTCCCGTTGTTACGATGCTCAGGTCTTCTGGATACCTGTTCACTTATAAAGGTCATCGATCTATCTCCGCAAAGATATCCTCAGCTGTTAACGGTTGGGAGCAGATGAGAAAAGGCAAAAGCATTACATTAGAAACTGTCAAAGATATCTACAGTTTTATGTCTACAGGCAAACGCGTCAAGCGTGGCTTCAAGACAATGAGCGGAGCTGATGACAGTAATGTATTTAACATGAAAGAATTACAGGATGAATGGGGCCTTGCCATAGGAGATGAGTTGATTTGGAGAGAGGCTCTTGATAGACTACCAGAAGAATCACGGGTGTATATCACGGCTATGCTTAGAAGAGGAGAGAAGTTTAATGCAGAGCCTCGTATTACAATATCCACGATCCACGGGTCTAAAGGTGGAGAATCAGAAAACGTAGTTGTATTCACAGATTTATCCCCGTCAGCTGACGATGCTATGAGCGAAGGTAATGATGATCTTCATAGAGTATTCTATGTGGCCGTCACACGAGCTAAAGAGAATTTGTTTATTGTAGAGTCAGAAGATAGTAATAGGAGCTACGCGATATGATGAGACACATGGAATATATGAGATGGATGTTCACAAAAAGCCAAAAGAAATTATTAGAGGAGCAAGAGATGAAAGACATGGTCAACCATCCTGAGCATTACACCAGTAGCTCAATAGAAACCATAGACATGATAGAATCTATGACAGCTGAAGGATTTAAATATTATTTAGAAGGAAACATACTAAAATACTTAACACGATACAGACACAAAAACGGTATCCAAGATCTTAAAAAGGCTCAGTGGTATCTTAACAAACTAATAGAGGTACAATATGACACTTCAGATGGCGATGTTCACGCCTAAATCAGAATGGGTTCCACCACACGAACTACCAGATATTTTCGATGCCAAGACAATAGCTATAGATGTCGAGACAAAAGATCCAAATCTAAAGACCAAAGGACCTGGATGGCCTACTGGAGACGGCGAAGTTGTCGGATATGCAGTAGCCGTGGACGGTTGGAAAGGTTATATACCTATTCGTCACGGCGGAGGTGGTAATATAGATGAGCGCATAGTCAATAACTGGATGAAAAAGGTTTGCGAATCACCCGCAGAAAAGATTATGCACAACGCTCAATACGATGCGGGCTGGCTCAGGCGCATGGGATTTACCGTCAATGGTCGTATCATTGATACTATGGTCATCGCATCACTGTTAGATGAGAACAGATTTAGTTATAGTCTGAATGCTCTAGCGTTTGATTATCTTTCAAAAACAAAAAGTGAGAAGAACCTGACTGAAGCTGCTAGAGATTTCGGTGTCGATCCCAAAGCCGAGCTCTGGAAACTGCCAAGTATGCATGTCGGACCATACGCCGAAGTGGATGCCGAGCTCACACTGGAGCTGTGGAATTTCTTCAAGCCTCTCATTACCAAGGAAGATCTCTGGAGTGTGGTTAATCTGGAGCTCGATGTTCTGCCCGTCCTCATAGATATGACTTGGAAAGGTGTTCGTGTTGACCAGAACCGTGTCGAGCGGACCAGAGACTTTCTGCTCAAGGAAGAAAAGGCTGTGCTCGCTAAGATCAAGCATTTGACAGGCCTAAATGTAGAAGTATGGGCGGCTCAGTCCCTCGCCAAAGCATTTGATACAGTCGGTATAAATTATCCAAAGACTGAAAAGGGCGCACCGTCATTTACAAAATCCTTCCTATCCGATCATCCTCACGAATTACCTAAGATGATACTAAGGACACGAGGTCTTAACAAGACACACGGCACCTTTATTAATACAATTATGAAACATACAGCTGTAGATGGGCGCATACATTCACATATAAATCAGATCAGATCTGACGATGGTGGTACCGTATCAGGCCGAATCAGTATGAATAATCCAAATCTACAACAGATACCCGCTCGTGATCCTGAGCTGGGTCCTATGATTCGCTCCCTGTTTCTACCTGAAGAGAATGAACAGTGGGCGAGTATAGATTTCTCGCAACAGGAACCACGGATCTTGGTCCATTATGCCCACGCTTACGGCAAATCCCAAGGCCATGACATGAAAGGTGTACAAGAATTTGTCGATGGATACCAAAATGATCCCGATATGGACTTCCATACCATGGTAGCCGACATGGCAAACATACCTCGTAAGCAAGCCAAAACTATAAATCTAGGCATGATGTACGGCATGGGGGTTAATAAACTGTCAGATCAGCTCGATATACCCGTGGATGAAGCCAAAAAGCTCGTGAATCAGTACCATGAACGCGTTCCTTTTGTTAAAATGCTCATGCATGGCGTGATGAATAAGCTTAATTCACGACAAAGCTCAGGCTCTATCCGCTCTATCTTGGGTAGAAAGTGTCGATTCGATCTTTGGGAGCCCGATACCTTCGCGATGAACAAGGCCTTGCCCTATAAAGATGCGCTCAATGAACACGGCCCAACGACCAGACTGAAGCGAGCCTACACATATAAGGCACTAAACCGTCTTATTCAGGCATCAGCCGCCGATATGACCAAGCAAGCCATGGTAGATATCCACAGGCTGGGGATAACTCCGTTAATTCAGATACATGATGAGGTAGCTGTCTCCGTTTCTAACGATGATCAGATTGATTCGATCGTTCACGCCATGGAAAATGCAGTCAAATTAGGTGTACCGAGCAAAGTTGACGTAGAAATAGGCCCGTCATGGGGCGAATCGAAATAAACGATTGACGTAATTATATATTCTCGCATATAATCGCGTAAAAGAGAAGGATTTATGCGATATGGATACAGAAAAATGGAAAAGCATTCTAGTTCCTAAAGATGTTTATTTAGAAATTAAGAAAATTGCGGCCAAAGAAGGCAGAACTTTGGGTGGACAACTACGGTTCATCTACTCTCAGTATGTTTCCGAGGAACAAAAGAGAGTAAAGGAGCTCGTAGATGCCGAGATGACCTTGAGAAAAGCTAAAGATCACTCTATTGCGGGTTGACTATCTTTATTCTGCATTAATTTAGACGCTTCCACGCCCATATTGTATAAAGCATCAGTCATAGGTCCATCAGATGCTTTCTTACCTCTTCCTGATAAAAAAACTTCTACTGGTGTATTTGTTACTGGATGAAATGAGACGGTTACCGCTAAACCTTCTCCTACGTCCGTGGTAACACACGGTCTTCTATTTGGTAAATTTGACATGTATTTCTCCTCTGAATTAAACATCATATAAAATTATTTTTTGTTTTAATAGTCTTGACTTTCATTTTTTTTTTAAAACGTGCTATAATGTCAATATGGACCCAGTTACTATATCAATCGCGATGGGAGTCGCGTCTAAGGCTTTCTCCGCTATTAAACAAGGATTCTCTGTCGGGCGCGATATAGAACAGATGTCTGGGGACATCGGCCGTTGGATGGGAGCTGTTTCAGATGTTGACAATGCGGAAAAGCAAGCCAAAAATCCTCCCCTGTTTGGCAAATTGTTTAAGGCTGGATCTATTGAGGAAGCAGCTCTCTCTGCTTATGCTGCCAAGAAGAAACTTGAGGAACAAAGGTACGAACTCAAGGTTTTTCTGAACATGACCCACGGGCCTGGAGCTTATGAGGAGCTCCTACAGATGGAAGGTCAGATAAGAAAAGATCGTCAAAGAACTATATATAAACAACAACAAATGAGACAACAGATAGGCGAGGGCATTGCTTGGTTGTTTCTTGCTTTAGTTGTGGGTGGAGCTCTATTACTTCTTGCTAGTATATTTTCTAAGCGATCACATGCAGACAGTTATACTTATAAAAGTAAACCTCTGACTAGACAGCAAAAAATTAATAATGGAACAATAATACCTCCTACAATGACCACATGCCGATTAAAAAAACAAAAAACGTATAAAGATAAGGTCGCATGTATATATCAAGGTGCAAACAAAACCTTCGAGTTATCCTTTCAAGACATGAGTATTGGCTGTGTTCGCAAATTTAAATGTGTTCTAAATCCTAATGGTTCTGAGCCTTCGATTGACTCTGTGATGGAAAGTCTTAGGAGTATAGCTAAATGAGTAAGTGTGTAGGCGTTTGTAAGTTAAATGAGCAGAAAGTTTGTGTTGGTTGTAATCGTACCATAGAAGA